GGTACACGTAGTTGGCCCATACCTCCATGGCGTTCGTGCCGAAATAGGCAGAGTAGTAGCTGGTCAGGTCGAAATCCAGGCGGACCTCGTGGTACTGGAGAGCAATCAGGGGCAGGTACAGCCCCGGGTTGCGGTTGAAGAAGAATAGGAGGGGCAGGTACACGTAGGTCTTGGGGTCGGCGGTCTGGGGGGCCACGGACAGGGAGGACAGCTTACCGTAGGCGATCTTGTCAGACTCGCCCAGGAACACCTCGGCGTACAGGCGGAACCAGGTCTGGTAGTGCTTGTCGATGCGCTGGCCGCCGATGGTCAGCTCGACGGCCGAAATGGCACGCTCGGCTATCCAGCACGTGTCGGCCAGGACCGTGTTGGTCGAGGTCGTGGACAGGCCGGTCGTCGGCAGGAGCGCTAGGTACATGTTGCCGACCAGGTCGCCGTTACGGGCAATGGTCACGGACACGCGGCCACCGTTCGTGGGCGTGCCGTTGACCGTCTGCTGGATATTCTCCATGGCGAAATTCGTGTGACGCTTGTACACAGCCTGGAAAAAGGTCACCTTTGGCTGACCGGTCAGGTACACATCCTGAGCGCCATAGGCTACGAGCTGCATAAGACCACCACCCATTGTGTAATCTTAGCCAAGAAAAAAAATCAGTTCGAAAATGCGAGACCCCCGAGGCCCGACTGAATCCGAAGAATGTTGTAATTGACCGCAAACATCCGCTGGATCAGGTTCGTCGGCATTCCGGTCTTGAGATATGGGGCCGCCTGGGCGATGTCGATCCGGGAAAAGTTGCACGTTCCGCTCGGCTGGAGTTCCTCGGGTTTAAGAGCGAATGAATAGACGTAGATACCGGGATACGGTGTTCCGGTATGATACTGATATGGCTGGTAGGCGTTGAAATATTTCCCGGGCTGGGGGACGAATCGGTCCGTGCCGTTGAGCATAATCTTAAACTGGTGGAGCGGCCCGACCTCGTACCCATAGGCCGTATTAGCCGTGCCATAGTTGGGGTTGCCCGGCTCGACCCAATAGACGTTGCCAGTGAGCACATTCGACTGGACCGTGATGGTGTTGCCGGTCGTGACATTGCTCGCTGCACTGACATACAGGGGCCCTGACGTGCTCGTAAGAGATGGAGGAATGAAAAGGGCCGGGGCCCCGATATGGTTCGCCTGGAACATGGAGCCGGCCTGGGCGAGCTTGTTCGTGTCGACCGTCACATTGACGTTCGCGGTCCCGCTCGAAAAGTTCCACATGGCGTTCGGGTTCGTCTGGTTATTCGGGTTCATGTAGCACCAAATGAGCTCCTTGACTGGATGATTGAACTGCATGCGAATTATAGATGGTGCATTCTCATTCGACCCGGACCCGACTGGGTCAGGCGTGACATACTGGACCTGCTCGATCAGGTACTCGTGATTCAGTTTGGCGAACGACTCGCGCTCGACCTTGTCGAGGTACATGTAATTTGCCCAGACCTCGATCTGATTCGTCCCGAAATAATTGGAATACATCTGGGAAAATTGAAAATCGATCCGGACCTCGTGGTACTGGAGAGCAATCAGGGGCAGGAACAGGCCCGGGTTCTTATTGAAAAAGAACATGAGCGGGAGGTACACCTTGCCGACAGAGGTGCCGTTATTTTGAGCCAGGGCCAGGGATGTCAGACGGCCGTAGTTGCATTTCTTGGATTCGCCCAGGAACACCTCGGAGTACAGGCGGAACCAGGTCTGGTAGTGCTTGTCGATGAGCTGGCCACCGATATACAGGCTCACGGAGTCGAAAGCACGTTCAGCGACCCAGCACATGTCAGCCCCGACATTGTTCGATGTCAGCTGGGCGGCCGACGAAATCACGGGGGTCATGGCGACGAACATGTCGCCGACCAGGTCGCCCGAGCGAGAGATGACGACCGACTGGAGACCGCCGTTTCCGCCCGCCCCCGAGACAATCTGCTGAACGATCTCCATGGCGAAATTCGTGTGACGCTTGTAGGTTGATTGAAAAAAAGTCACCTTGGGCTGACCGGTCAGGTACACATCCTGAGCGCCATAGGCTACGAGCTGGAGCAAACCACCGCCGGGCATTTAGTATAGGCCGCGAAAATAGTTCGACCGGCGCGCGAAAAAAAGAAGCTTAAAATCTCAGTCCCTAGTACAAATGTCTCGTCGTGCCCCACCCCCCAAGCCCGTACCCGAGGAGATCGAATTCGATGATGAGGATGAGGAGGAGGAAATGGACGAGTACCCCGACATGTTCGAGGCACTCAGCGGCCTGCTGGCGACCGACGAGGGTGACACGCTCGCGACGCTCCAGCTCCGCCAAGCCGAGGCTCTCGAGAAGATTGCCGCCCAGTTCGAGACCCAGAATAAGATCATGGTCAAGATCCTGAGCGCACTCAGCAAGTCCGCGCCCCCGACCCCTTCGGTCCCGGCAGATGAGGAGGCTTAAAAAAGAGCCTCCCTGGTATAGTATGGAGGTTCACATTATTAACAAGGATGTCACGCCCGAGCACATTGAGGCCATCCGGAACGTTCGGCAATCGAACGAAATCAAGACGTGGACCGAACAAGATTTTCAGAATTGTATCCTGAAAAAAGAAAAAGAGGCTCTGTTTCATGCACGGGGCAACTCTCTCGCTGCTGCGAATGCATGGGCATATGTCCTGTTTCCTTCGGATCAGCAGCGTGATGATTCCAAGTTTCCGGTCGGTTACATAGATCGGAACATTCGAGACGCAAATGAGGTCTACCTCAACATTTGCCGAAACATTCTGGCCAATCTCGAATCTGGCGGGTTCGGGAAGAATTCGAGCAAGGATATCAACGGCGACGAATTTACACTGGAATTTCGGGTCCGTCGGCTCATCAAGGACCGCAAGGAAATGTTCGATCAGTTTCGCAACTGGGAGAAGCGTTTCAATCGGATCAATAACCCGACCCTGGCCATCGATGACAGTGACACGTCCCTGAAGGATGACGAATCGACGAGTCCGTACCAGAAACTTCTCCTGTACCTGCTCGAGAAGACATATAGCGAGGGGTACCGGCGCTACAAGGGGCACTGCTGTGTCCAGATCGGGAATACTCGTGCATGGCGTCCGGTCAAGGAAATTAAAAAGTTTATATACGATTCGACCCAGAAGGAGGATGAGCCCGATCGCTGGAAGCAGCTGACGAGCCGCGGGAACCTCGTGGCGGACCTCGAGCGCCACCTGCTCAACTGTCAAGATTTTCAGTTCCAGGAAATTCAAAAGGATCGGCACGTCTGGTCATTCCAGAACGGGCTCCTGGTCGGCAAGGATTGGGACGGGACGCAGTACCGGATCAAATTTTACCCATACACGTCGCACGACTTTCACGAACTCGACCCGACGCTCGTCAGTTGCAAGTACTTTGATCTCCCATTCGACCCGCACGATGACAAGGCTGACTGGTACGATATTCCGACACCGAACATGCAGCTCGTGCTCGACTATCAGAAATTCGAGGAGGCGGTCTGTCGGTGGATCTATGTCTTCATCGGGCGCTTGTGCTTCGATGTCAACGAGCTCGACGGGTGGCAGATTATTCCGTTCCTCAAGGGGATTGCCCAGTCCGGAAAGTCGACCCTGATTACCAAAGTCTGTCGCAAGTTTTACGAGTGCGAGGATGTCGCGACACTCTCGAACAATATCGAGCGCAAGTTTGGTCTCTCGAGCATCTACAAGGGGTTCGTCTTCATCAGCCCCGAGGTGAAGGGGGACCTGGCGCTCGAGCAGGCCGAGTTTCAGTCGCTCGTATCGGGTGAGGATGTGAGCATCGCGCGCAAGAATGAGTCGGCCGTGAGTCTGCAGTGGAAAACGCCCGGCATTCTGGGCGGGAATGAGGTCCCGAACTGGAAGGATAACTCGGGGTCGATCCTGCGCCGTCTCGCAACGGTCAACTTTGGTCGCCAGATTGCCCCGGAGGTTTCGGACCCGCACCTGGAGCACAAGCTCGAGAAGGAGCTCCCGGCAATCATGTGCAAATGCATTCGGGCCTACCTCGACCACGCTCACAAGTACTCGGACAAGGACATCTGGAACGTGCTCCCGGCATATTTCAAGAAGATCCAGACCCAGATCGCAACGGTCACCAACTCGCTCCAGAATTTCCTGTGCTCCGAAAAGGTCAGGTTTGGTCGGGACCTCTTCATTCCCCAGCGGACCTTTGTGACGCACTTCAATACGCATTGCCGCGAGAACAACCTCGGGACCTTCAAGTTCAACCAGGACTTTTACGCCGGACCATTCAGTTCGCGTGAAATTGAGGTCCGGACCGAGTCCCAGGAATACAATGGGACACTGTACTCGTCCCAGCCATTCATATTCGGGCTCGACATTCCCATGACCGATTAAAATATAGAAAAATAGTATGAACCGTTCAGCGGCCGCACGAAAGATTCAAAAAATCTTCCGGAAAAAACGTTCCGTAAACACCGGGCTCGGCTTTAAGCTCTCCAAGCCGAGCGTCGTGTCCATGGTCAGCACCCTCAAAATTCCCATCATGATAGGGAACGTGTTCTTGCATGCCCCGATAGGGTTCAGCGAGGTTGCCGGGTACATCAATTTTCGCAAAAAGCCCCGGGTCCGGTACGTGAAGGGATCTGGGTGGGTCGGTGACGGTTTCGAACACGTCAAGTACATCACCGCAAAGTACGGCAATACGACCGTCATAATTCAGGCCGATCAGATCAGGGTCAGTGGTCCCGGGACCTACGAACAAATGTACAGGCTCTGCATAAAGAACAAGTGGATCCTTCCACTGGCCATGCGTCTCAAACCGGTCATCAACACCATCAATTGTAAATTCCGGGTCAACAAAACCATAGACCTCCCGATCATGCGCAACTACATTATCCATCAGATCCCAGAGGGAATGCTCGAATCAAAACCCGGACCGATACTGCCCGAGGTCCGAACGCCCGCACTGTCCGTAAAATTCAAGAAACCTAAATTTACGTATCAGTTTTTTAAAAATGGAACAATTTTGTTTTCGGGAATTAAGAAATTGAGCGACATTGATGTCCCGCCAGAACTTTTCAAGCAATTTTTTAGTCGGTACGGGTTCGATGCGTCGGATGTCTTTGGGGCGGCCCCGAATCGTCCCGGGGCCAATAGGTACCCATCGGCCGGCACGTGGAACAGTCTCGTGTCGCCGGTCCCGCGCGGGTACTACATCCGACCCGGGCCGAACGGTCAGCCCCGGTTGTACCCCTACCAGTACTACACGAAACTGACAGCCGGGCCGAATATACTGAACTCGGTCGTGAATCTCGGTCCTCTCGCGACCAAGGTTCGCAAGGCCTTCGAGGCGGTCGGGAAGCCCATCCCGGAATCGACCCTCAAAATCTTCCGCGAGGCCGGCGCGCCTCTCAGGGCTCCACCACCGAACAAGGTTGTCTATACCGGACCGGCGAATCGTCGTGCATCCAACTGGAACGCGACCCGTAATGGATATTATGTCCGGCCCGGACCGGGTCAACAGCCTTACTGGTACGCAGTGCCCAAGGGTGTCGCGGCCGGACGCAAGACGGTCATCGCGGCCTACTCCAAGGCTGGTCGTAATATTCCAAAAGCGGTCCGTGAAATTTTCAAAATTTCTGAAAATGTAAAAATAAATAATACAAAAAAGGCTCACGAGTTTATGATGGGTTCGAATGGGATACTACGCATCAACGGCAAGCAAGCCACGCGCCTGACGAAGAAGGAGCTCCTGGCCATTGCCCGGAATGCAAACATTGCCGAGGTCGGGAACAAGATGAAGCCCGTGAACATCATAGCCCACCTGAAGCGCAAGACGGCCGCGAAGGGTGTCGGGGCATTCAATTTGACCATAGGGACGACCAAGTACAAGTTGTTGGAAAATGCGAGGGTCCGGCGGCTCAAGCTCGGGAAGGCTGTGACGACCCGGGAGTGGACCACGATGAAACCGAGCGAACGAAATGCAATAATAAAGAGCTACATAAAGAAGGATAATAGGGCCAATTTTGTAAAACGTACATTGGCCGACCAGTACAGTGTTCTGTACCAAAAGTCCAGAAATGGACATGTCGCCGCGTCGGCGTCGCCAGGGTCATCGGTCTCGACGCCAAACCTCGGGAATGTTTTCGCGAACGTCCAGGACGAGAATTTCGCCTAGACACATTTGAGAATGTCAAAAACCTTGTAGAGAATATTGAAAAGACCCTTGTCGGAGTCTATGTCGGCCGGGCGAATAATTTCGAGCTCGACTTGATACACGGTGTCGTCATCAGAGTCCTTGTCGTCGGGGGTTCCCTTGACGATCGTCATATCGATCGACAAATTCTTTCGAATAAAAGACCAACGCTCCTTGTCCTTTTGTTCGGTACTGACCTCCTCGCCGTCATACTCCCATGGCTCCTCGGTAGAAATACCGAGCCGGACGTCAAAGCTCGCCCCATCGATCCTAAAGTCATCAGTACAGACCCGGGTTTTCGTACACCCATCCTGTTCGTCCGATTCCTCGTCGACCGTCAACCGGCGCGAGTTTGGAAAGTAGTACACGGTCGCCTTGGAATGCCGGCTCGTTTCCCAGCCCTGGTACTTCATCAGGGCCCGAAAGACTTTGTCGAACGTATCCTTTCCGACATTTGTATCGAATGAGGTCTTCGATCGGCGCCCGAGTCGAATCTCGACCTCGGTATTTGGAAGATTCTTAAACTTCTGGATGAGCGGACTCCACTGGGCGTGCAGGTTCTGACTTTGGGGGTGCATTCTTTCTCTTAGAAACAAAACGCTCCATGTCTCTAAGAGATGAGAGGACTCGTCAATCTGGGGAACACATGCTACTTTTCGACCGCCGTCCAGTGTCTCGTACACGTTCCACCTCTTTCGAAATATTTTTTTGAGAATTCTTACAATGGAAATTGTGAAATTACTCGTGAGTACCAGCGGGTCGCCATGGACCTGTTTCGGGTCCACGAGTCCGGACCGGTCGATCCGTCCGGGCTCCTCGGTGCATTCCGATCCAAGTTTCCAGAATTTGGTCATGGCCAACACGACGCCCAGGAGGTTGTCATAATTCTTCTGGACGTTTTTGAAAAATCATTGGGGAAGGATCTGATACAAGGAATATTCAACGGCCGAGAGACACAGGAGGTTGCATGGCCCCGAGGGAAGACGTCACGGGTCATGCCATTCACGGTCCTTTTGATCGATGTCGGGGCAGAGTCGACCCTCCAGGAACTCGTCGACCGGCGGGCCGACCCCGTGCCGATAGAAAACTATACGGATGATTCTGGAGAGACACATCCTGTAGCGGCGATCCGGAACGTGATCACTGAATGGCCCCGGGTCCTCGGCGTGTCATTCTCAATGTACACCAACAAGTACCCGATACATGTACCGCTCGAATTCCAGGGTCTCCGGCTTTTTTCGTGCATAATCCATCACGGGATCCAACACGGAGGACACTACGTGCTCCTGGTCCGTCGCTACGACAGGTGGTACATAAAGGACGATGAGGATGTTCGGGAAGTTCCCGAACCGAAAGACCTGAAGGGGTCGTTCTACATGGCGTGGTACCGGTAAAATTCGCGGAGCTCGATTGATTCACGAAGGTTTATAATTGTTCGAAAGTATGTCCGGCGATTATTCGCATACGTCTTGTCGGTTCGTATCTTTTCGACGAACCACCCGGTCGGTCCGTAGCCACATTCGACTATCGATCCGTCCGGAATATTGACCTTGGTCAGGAGCTCGGCCTCCAGAAAGGGAAACCCCTTGTCCTGGACATATAGGTTCTTACCGTCCATTATTGCAAAATCGATGGTTATACGATCCCGGGGTTTCCACTTGAACATTGTCTCATGGGTCCCGGTCCGGATGGGCTCTGCGATCGGGGTCAACACGATTCCGTCAGTCTCGTACTCGAATTCGGTCGGCATGTCCCGAATAGAAGTCAGGGGCCACATGGTCTTGACCCGGATCTCACATTCGGCCCCGGCCGTTTTTATAATTCCCTTGACCATTTTCCGGGCCGCCTCGAGCCGAACATCGAGAGGGTCTCGCGTGAGGTCCCGCCCCTTGACCCGGATCGCGTCGTGGACCATGAAGAGCCGTCGACCGTCCCGGGTCGTCACGAGTTCGCCATCGAGCAGGGTATCCTTGGGGACCCGTATTTTCAAGGGTACACTCGCGAATGATCTGTTCACCAGAAAGACGCCCCCATCAAAACTCCCGAGCAGGTACCTGAGACCATCCGTTTTTTCGCATACAAAATATTTCTGTTTTTCGAGGAGCGCGAAATGGCGCCGCTCGATAGACACGGGTTGGGGACCCGGGAACCTGTCACCGGTAATTCCCCATGATTTCATTATAAATTCTTCCATGTGTTTACTTGATTCAACTGGGGGTCTTATCTCTAAGGCTGCAAAGAAACACCCGAAGCCTCGAGGATGTTTCCGAAGCATTCGTGAATGTAGTGACACACGACATTGGCCCGGGTCGCGGCCGCGACCTTGATGCCCTGCTGACGAAGACATTCGAACATTTTCGCATTGTCGGTGAGCGGGAGGGAGACCTGAACCTTGCCACCCCGGAGCTTTCGGTCGACCGGCTTGGAATCCATGGCCCAGACGCGCGCGGATGATTTCAGGCATTCATAGAGGCCGTCCGCGATCTGCTTGCCAACCTCCGTGTCGAACGTGAGCCCGCGCTGACCGGCCGGCTCGGTCGATCCGGCATTGGTCTTTTTGGTGAACATGTCCCAGTCGATACCCTCACGGACCGACGGGAAGACTACGACATGGACGCCATTCTCAAAGGGGGCCACGACCCGGTTCAGCTCTTCGATATTCAGGTTCGTCCCGTAATCCATCCAGAAGATGCGCTCACCCGATTTAATAATTTTTGGCAAACTTGATTTGTCGTCGACGAAGTGGATCTCGATGTGGACCCCACGTTGCATACAGAGCATGTGCGTGTTCATGGCCGTATGGAGCGTGGTCGCGCTGATTGATTTATTCCGGGTCACCATGCATATGTGGAGGATCTGCATTTTTATTTTCAAGTTTCTAAACCTTATCTAGCTCCTTTTTTAAGGTTATCAATTGCCCATAGAGGTTGAAGATTTGTCCAATGAATACACTTTGTCATTCTCACCCAGGCACCATTGTGTATTTTATACATTACCCTGGGCCTTAAGCCGATCTTCGAGCGTCCCCTGGAATCTCAGGTTTCCTACATGTCCCAGGACCGTCGCGCAGTCCGCGAAAATCTGGCCACCCATCTGCTGCCATCGGCGACAGAATGCGTAATCCTCCGAGAGGTACCGGCGACTGACCGGATCGATCATGCAATCGAATACGGCCACGTACTCATCCAGATCCTTGTTCTGATGGTCGTTGACACAATTGAGCTCGGGGTACCGAGCAAACATTTTCGTAAATACCTCGCGCTTGATGAGCATGAATCCGGTCGGGCCGTCGAGAACCTCCGCGAATCCGTCGATAATTTGAGTCTGGGCGTACTTGAAATTCATGACGAGCGACGATGACACGCGACCTAGGTCCTTGCTCCCACCCTTCTTGACCTCATCCTCGGCCTGATTCCACATGACGCACTTCTTGGGGTATGCCGCGACCGCGACATCATGGTTCGACTTGATGAGCCGAACGACCGAATCGGGATCGAAGTGGATATCGGCGTCGATGAAGAGGAAATGGGTCGCCTCGGTTTTTTGATAGAATCGCGCGACCGCAATGTTCCGGGCCCTGTGAACGAGCGACTCATTCTCGGTCGTGTCGAGCATCATCTGGATGCCATTCATTGCACAGGTCCGCTGGAGACGGAGCATTGATTCCGCATAGGCCTGGAGACAAATTCCGCCGTAGCATGGCGTCGATACAAAAAGCGTGACCATTGATATTACACATGTTGCTTCTCCTTAAGTTCGGCCCGAACTATAGTTTCAATCTTGGACAATGTCGGGACGGATACGTCGCAGACTCTACAAATGGTCGATCGATCGACCGGGTGGCCCATCTCGGCCGTGACTATGAATATGACCGCACACGCGATCGCCTTGGGCGTACGACCCATGAGCTCGACCGATTCTTCGAGGCCCTGACACATCTTGACGACGCGCATCTTGACCCGCCCCTTGATCGCGTCCGGGATCTGGATGTCGTTGAAGAACCTGGGGACTATGTGCGCGGCCGTCATCACGTGAACCTCGGTATCCGGGACCTGCTCCTGGAAAAGCTCGGTCGTCCGGGACAGGTCTCGGACCGGTATCCCGAACGCATCCGCAATTTCTTTTGTACTCCGTGAAATGTTATTCTCACGGCATGCCTGAAATATACAATTCGCCTTGACCCCGTTGCGGACAGCCCCACGGGTCAGCTTGGCCTCGTTGAATTCCTTGTACTTGATCTTGGCCGAATACATCACAGACTCGGGAAGGCCGAGGACCCTGATCCCAACGTCGACCATGTGCTGATAGGCGTGGAAGAGCGCGCGGTCTCGGTGGTGCATACTCACGTGGTGGTGGATACGGCTCATTCGCGCAGTCGCATAAGATTTTCCCCGAGAGACAATCATCGTCCCCATTCCCCAGGATTCGGAAAAGTGGTCCGTATTTACGGGCGCACCGACCCGCGACGGGTCCTTGTTCCCAGAGTCAGGGTCGCCCCCAGAATTCCACTCGGGCTCGTGACTGATGTAGACATCATCCACCAGGCCACATGACGTGCATACGGGCATCTCATCTAGAATCTTGAGCCCACCGCATGGGCAGATCCATTCGGAACGGATCGGCTCAGCAACCTCCTTTTCACGGAGAGCATCCAGCACGGCCCAGCTCTGTTCAATGTCCATTGTGTGTTTCCACGCTCTGCGGTATCCTGGGCCATAAAAAACCTCAATTCTCTTTATATGCAGCCCGTCGTCGATCACGTGAAGCGTTCGACCATTGAGACGCTGAGGTCCCAGTCGCCATTTAGCATCCTGAACATTGTCGCCCTGGTAGCGATCCTGATCCTTGGCTATTTCCTGTACAAGAAGTTTACAAAGAAGTTTTCTTCGGGTGCGATTAAGATGGTCTCACGCCCTCAGCCTCCCCCGAAGAAGGTGACGTTCAAGAAACCGGTCGTCGTTGTCGAAGAGTCCGAGTCCGAAGAGGAGGAGGAGCCAGACGAGGAGCCCGAGGATGTCCCGGTCGTCACGGAGGAGTGATTGATTTTTTGAGATGACCGACCATCTTCGCCTTGAGCTTTCGAAACGGGCTCACGTGATTGAACATGTCGACATCCTCCTTTTTGAACCCGTACTCGATCATTAACTCGATCGCCTTTTTTTCATCTTTTTCTATATAATCCATGATGAGCAGGATGCCGTCCAGGTCCTGGTGAGCCCTTGGGACCCGCTCGTACATGGCTTTAATCTTTTTGCGGCGCATACACATATTCTGGTACTTGGTCCACGTGCTTCCGGGCTTGAGGACCGGGCCGAGCGTATGTCCTATCTCAATAGCGGGAAGTATACACCCCCACAGATTGAAATATGGCATAAATTCCCAATCACCCGAGTAGACGATGACGTCTATGAGGTCGGCCTGACTGAAATATTCAGAAACCTTTTCATAATTTACAGATGGATAATCCAGATAATTTGCATTGAGGATCGATACCATGTTTCCGGGTTCGGCTATCGGTGCCCCGATAAAATCGATGGGTCGAATTTTTGAATCACGTGAGACGAGCGACCCGACAAACTCCCTGGGCCCCCTAAAGTCATCCCGAATGTCCGAACGAAATGTCGATGCCTGTATCACGGCCCGTAGGTCGCCTTTCGATTCATCCAGGACGGCGTCGGTCGCATCCGGTACGATCCGTTTCATACATTCTCGGGTCGGTACCGGAAATTCATAAATCGCCACGTCGAAATCAAATTTTACGGGTACCTGTGAAATTATTATAAACGGACCTTCGGTCGGGACGCTCGTAATCTCCTTGAGACCAATCAGGCCCTGGACGCATTCATATTCATCCAGAATGACTGGTATTTTTGTTCCTCGAATTTTAGTAAGAAACTCGATCGTATCATTTTTACTCTTGAGAATGTCGGGCGTAATCTCTATGCATGGGTCGTAGGCGTCATGCACGGCCCATGATTTCCCGATGCCCGTGCGACCCAGGACGCACACTGCCCGACCGAGCTTTGTAAATTCGTAATCTTTTTTTTGTGAATCAATTCTAAAGTAACGATCCATGATTTCAGACGATGAGGCAGATGAGCCCCTTAGTAAACAGATTCTAAATATGGTTCTAGACAATAACGCGGTTCGGGCCGCGTACCCTTGGTTCACAGGGTATATTGTTTTTAACGTCATAATTCTGGCCCTTCTGATTTATATCAGCATCAAAATATCATTTAAACATTAGATGACCGTGATCCTCGCGCGCGCGAATAACTCGAAGCACAAGTTTATGGCAATTTTTCCAGATGGAAAAACCGTGCGTTTCGGTGCCCGGGGCTACTCGGATTACACCATGCACAAAGACCAGGACCGGATGAAAAGATATCTTATTCGACACATGTCCCGAGAGAACTGGACCAGGTCCGGTGCCAAGACTGCCGGGTTTTGGTCTCGCTGGCTTCTGTGGTCCGAACCGGATTTTCGACGGGCGCTCAGGAAGACCGAAAGGGCCCTCGGGCAAAAAATAATATACAAATAATACAATGGATGTAGTCATCGCCATGGTGAATATAGCCATATGTGTTTTTGCATTTTCAAAAGGAGCCGGGTATATTAAAAATAAAAATAACCAGATGGACTGGTGGTGGCAGACCAACGCAGCAATGGTCGCTATTGCGGCCGTAGGCATTGTGATAAATATTTACATGATTTCAAAAGCATTTAAACCGAAAGGGGGGTATGACTACGCTGGGCCCGTTGTGCCTCTGCCCGCCCAGTTCACCGCGCCCGCACCTGCGCCCCTATATGCACCCGCCCCTCTCCAGATTGCCGCGCCCGCGCCCCTCCCGGTACCCGCTCCCCTTCCGGTACCCGCGCCCCTCCCGGTACCCGCGCCCCTCCCGGTACCCGCGCCCCTCCCGGTACCCGCGCCCGCGCCCGTCGGTCAGGGTCAAATACTGGCGTCGCTATCGAGAGAGGCACAACTTGCGGCCGCTGCTGCTAGTGCAGTCCAACAGCTCAACTCTTCGAGAGCTCAGCTCTGAGAAATTGTCGCGCTGAGCCGTGCGAATGCCTCGGGTGTCCGGCGAACATCATAGTCCATGGTGTTCGATGCAGCGATACCCATGGATCCAGCCTCGGCAAACGCATCCTGGTTCGCGCCCATGTATACAAATGTCCACCCGTTTCGCTGGCGTTCCTCGATCAGGTCCTTGATGTGAGCCCGGCTGTAGGTCTTTGATGAATTTTCGAGACCATCCGTGAAAATTGCAACGACCGGAGGCTCGGTCCCTTTGTAGCCCTTGATGAATGTGCCGATCGCATCGAGAAGGGCTGTGGACCCGCGCGGGCAATAGGTCTCACGGGTCATGGGAAGAACATTGCTCATTTTCTGGTTCGAGTACGAGACGAGATACTCGTGGTCGAATTGGATGAGGGTCAGGGTCGAATCCGGATCCTGTTCCCGGACGAATGCATTGAATCCACCTATGACGTCATCCCAGCATGTCTCCATAGACCCGGAGCGATCGAGCAGGAATGTGATTGGACTCATTTAGTGTAACAGGCCTCGATCGCCTTAAGTGACGCGGCGCCCACGAGCGCGAAGGTGTTTGTCGCGACCGTGTCAGCGATCCAGCGCAGGCCCTGACACGTGGGAGAGGCGTAGGCGAAAATTGATGTCACGAACCCTGCACAATGTTCGTAGTACAGACGCTCACTGAACCAACGAATAACGTGGGACCCAATGACTATCGCCAGCAATCTCATTACCATGTCCGCGAATGTGCCCTCTAAGTCGAGAAGATTGTGTTCATGTACTAGTAAGGGAATGTCATCGATCGTTTTTCAAATTGAGAATCGAAAAAATGAAAATATATCGGCCCTCATGGACCTGGTCCACGAGTGGGCCGATGAGCACGGCATGGATTACAAGCGATATGATGGGTACCGGGATGACATGGTCCATTACTGGTGGAAGGTTCACAAATTAAAGGATCTCATGAATGAAAATCCAGAAGCCCCATTCATTCTCTGGTTCGATTCTGATATTTTCATTTTTGATTTTAAAAAAGATCCCCGAAAATTCATGACACCCGACCTAGACTTTGTCGGGGCCCATGATCCGGATGACCCGAAAGATACCGAGGACTGGTTCAATGCGGGAGTGTTCTGTGTCAGAAATTCGGAGAGCGGCCGGGCCCTCATCGACAAATGGATCTCACTCTACGACCCATCCAAATGGAGCCGGGATGACGATGGACAATGGGTGACCGAAGACCGATGGGCCGGGCCCAATTACGAACAGGGGTCATTCTGTGAAGAAATTTTACAAAAAACAGAATTTAAAAACAAAATTAAGATTCTCAAGTCGACAACCTTTAATGAATTATTCGACTGGCAAAACCCTGGCCCCGAATGCTTCTCGATACATCTCATGAGGGGACTGGCCCAAAAACTTGGAATCATAGCCATATGGCGCCACCGCATAGAAGTCATGTGTATAGTAATTTTTTTATTTACATTTTTTGTCTGTATAAAGGAACTCGTCGCCCGAATGACACATGGCGGTTGAACTTATGGGCCTGGCTATCTTTGCGGGGCTGACTCTCCTATTTTCATCACTCACGTTCACGTACCTCGAACGCCGCATTCAGGCAATCGAAAATCTTCTTCATGAAGACTAAAATTCAGGTCGTCGGTCGGTCAGGATGTGCGATGGGAGTTCCCATTCAGACACGCACATCATGGATTACAACACCGGTCGCTACCGAAAGGCGACCAAGGTCTGGGTCGCTCTCCAGAAGATCGACATGAGTGACACGAAGCGGGCAAAGTTTGCTAGGTACAAGGCTGAACTCGAAGAGGCCTATAGCGCACTCTCGACCAATCAAGCCTCTGAGCAAAAGTTTGCGGCCGCGTGTGGGCGTTTCGGGATTTACTATATCCCCAAGCGCAAAAATACAATTTTTTCCAAGCCGTCCGTTGAAAACTACCCGCCCCAGAACTTTGGGCGCGAGGATGATGGCCTTCCCATCAACAAGTCTACCGAATTCCGGTTTGGAGGGAACTCCTCTGCAAACCGGCCTTCCAGGATTTTTAAGTTTGATGAGCTCGTCGCGGCGCGGCAGATTGTGTACGACTTCCGCAACTCAGAGGAGGGTGGAAAGACGTGGGGCATGAAGGTCGGGTATACGAGCCGGTGCTGGTACGAGGACGTGTACTGCGTGCTGAACGGCATCACCAAGCCCGGAGTCCCCATCTGGACCGGGAACCCCTCGATAGGTCGCTGGTATCGCAAGTATACTGGTCGTGACTGGGTCACTGGTTTCGCCGTGTAATAAGATATAGAATTTCCTGAACCTCCCCGCGTCCCTCCCCGGTCTTTGTCCCACGTCCCGTGTAGCGCTGATAGGTTCGCGCGTGGCGCTCGGTCTCATAATCACCGAGCAGCTTTTGCCATTCGGGCTCGCCCAGAATACCCTCATCGTTATACGAAATGAGAACGTATTTGGAGACCCGGGTCGATTCCGTCAAGAGATCTTTCATGGCATCGAACACGCTGCGCTTCGAGTTATAATCCGACTTGACCCGATTTTTGGGCAGGCCCGTGACCGCATTGACGTTCGTGGGTCGCTCATTCTTCGCGACAATGTTGAGCAGAAAATAGAATGCTCCGTATTCGTGATGGTTGTAGGGCGGGTCATAGTAAATCAAGTCGAGCGAATCTGACGGCATGGACCGAACCAGGTCGTTTGTCGACATGTTGTGCGCGTGGACCTGGACGTCGCAGTCGTGCCACACGGGACATTGGAGGACCAGAGGAGCCATGCTGTTGTTCGAACCGAACGTTCCTATATCGTTCTTGTCCTTGATAAATGCCCTAAAATGTCCCATGCTGTTCGCATGAATAGCCATCTGGACCAGGATCGGCACGAGACACCAGTCCTTGAGCTCGGGATCGATCGTGTCTATGTAAGCCCGCCACGTGTCGATTCGGAGTGCATTCTCGTGCGTGAAAAAACAGCGCTCGCCGTGCTTGATGTTCTGAGTGTCAGCCGGGGCATACAATTCGGTGACGAGTCCGGGTGTAAATTCACGGAGCTGATTCATGGTTTCGATGTGATAGCGGATGGCCCGCTGTTGAGTTTCGGTCGGGCGCTTCAGAAAACAATTCGATGCGAGATGCGAATACAACTCCAGGTCATTCGAATGGAGCTCGGATGCATGCGGGACGAGCGCACGGGCCACGACGGTCGACCCGGAGAATCCATCCATGAGCCTGAGCTTGTCCCGGCCGAGCCGCGTCTTGACGTCATTGACCGACTGGACGATGCCGTCGAGCAGCTTTCGCTTGTTACCTAGGTATGTGTACATCGGTTGGTAAATATAAGCCTCCATGGTATACTAATAACGCGTGTCTTTAATTAAAACGCGAGGTTCGAGCCCCACACGTACTCAATTTTCCATGACTTCCAGAGCGCCAGCTGCTGTCTAGTCTTCTGACTATCCTTGAAAAACTTTTTCGCATATACTTCTGCCCCGGCAAAGCAGATGACCCGTAGGGGCTTTCCGTAGAGCTCCGGGACATCCATGTACTTGATAGGGACGGCCGCAATCTTCTCCTGGGCCGTACCTCCGCTCAGATGAAACTGAGTCTTCAGCTCGTACACAAAGTACGGGTCCTCCCAATCTGGGGCGAACCCTCCGCGACGCTTGGGCTTCCATCCAGTAGGGGACATTTCTTCAAAGATTAGTTGTCCGAACTTTCCGGACCACTTATCGCCTCTGTTGTATCGGTGATCTAGATTCTCATTGAACAGGTTCCATGCCCATTCATTCTCTCGGGCATACATCTCCTTCTTGTTCCGGAATGAATCATCGGGTTCTCGCAAAAATGAGAGGTCACCCTTGAGCCAGCTCACGACATTTGGATCCTCGATGAGCCGGCCCATTTTTTCTTAATTTTCTAGGGCCCCGAAGCTTTAATTAGGCATGCATCTTGCATATCCAAAAACTGCCGGGACAGCTCAAGATGCCATGGGTAAAGAACTATGACCGAGAAGAGAAGCCCGACCGTACCTACGGTCAGGGACATGACAGGGACATATTTTAGAATTTCCATAATGTAAAATTACAAATTAAACTGGGGGAGAAACCGGGCCGATGGATCTCGGGCGGTCGACCACATGGGCATCCATGCGTGCGGACAGAGGTGCTTATTTTTACCGAAATATTGCTCAAAAATTTGGGCGTACTTTTCCTCACCCCATTTCTTGAGCGCATCGACCCACTCGTACCCGACCGCATCGCTCATGCCATTCTTCTGGCGCCAGCAAATCTCGTGCGGGAGCATGTCCTCGAACGTCTCGCGCAAGAGGTACTTTTCCCACTTCCCCTTGGGCATCTTCATGTCCGGATCGAAACCATCCATCACGTAATCGACGACATCACGGTCGAAAAAGGGGACCCGGAGTTCGAGACCGTGGGCCGCGGTCGTGCGATCCGCCCGGAGTACATCGAACATGTGAACCTCGCGGACGAGCCGGGTCGTGTCATGCAGAAACTCCTCGACGTTCGGGGCTCCATGAAAATATAGGTACCCACCGAAGAGCTCATCCGAACCCTCACCGCTCAGGACGACCCGAATGTCCGTATGCTCCTTGATGTACTTGCTCAATAGGTACATGGGGATCGATGCCCGAACGGTCGTCGTGTCGAACGTCTCAAGATGCCAGATGACGTCCCGAATAGCGTGAAGCCCATCTTCGATCGTAAACTTGACCTCTGTGTGTTCGGACCCCAGAAAGTTCGCCATCTTCCGCGCGGCGAGCAGGTCGGGCGACCCATCAAGACCGATCGAAAAGGTCCGAATCTTTCCGAGCAACTTTTTCCCGATCGCGGCCACGATCGAAGAGTCGAGACCACCGCTCAGGAAGAAACCGACCGGACGATCCGTGTTCGTGACGCGCTTCTCGACAGCCTCGATCATGAGCTCCTTGGTCTGTTCCTTGACGAATTCGACATCCTGATCCATTCGGGGGTGATCCCAGTAGTTGGGCGAGTAGCAAATGAACTGCTCGAGTTTCGGGTCGTAGAAATGACCCGGGGGGAATATGTTGACCGGGGTGCCGATATGGGTCAGGGCCTTGACCTCGGACCCGAAAGAGATGCCCCCGGGGTACTTACAGTAGAAGAGTGGCCGGATGCCGATGCGGTCCCGAGCGGCCCATGTGTGATTCCCGTCCGTGAACACAAATGCGAAATCACCGCTCATAATTTCGCACGTGCGGAAGAGGCCGTGCTGCTCGATGAGTGGCAGGATAACCTCACAATCTGAACGACCCTTGGTCCCACCGAGCTCCAGGTAGTTGTAAATTTCGGCGTTCGCAATCAGGTACTTGTCATTGTGGGAAAATGGTTGGGTCCCATCGGGCCCGATCCCGTTGATGGCGAGCCGCCAGAACATGAGGTGCGTATCCTTGACGAGGACATATGTGAAATCGTCGGGGCCGCGGTGCTTGAGCTTGTCCTTGGGTGGAGGCTTGGTTCCAACATAGATTCCACACATCTTTTGTTGAGACACGATTGTCCTTTTTAACCCGTGTACTTGAAACATTCCCAGAGGCGCGGGGACCTTTTGGAAATTGCAGAGAATTCATCGATCGTGAAATTATCAGCCATGGACCTGTTGCATTTCGCGCATATTGGCCGCAAATTTTCAATGTCGAGCGTTCCACCTTTGCTCTCGGGCAGATTATGACCCGTCTCGAAATCAAAGACGGATATGATATTTTCGCACCAGGTAATCAGACACTTGTGCTCAAACTTTTTGCCTATATATGTAATCCAGACACGTTCGCGAAGGGCTTTAGGTATTGGAGCCTTCCGCATACTTTAATTAAAATATAACTCTTTAGTATATGTTCAGGACAAATCGCCCGGCGCGTTATGTCGAGGGCGGAATGATCGCCATGCCCACGTACCCTACGATTCCCAACAATTTAAGAAATTTAAATAAAAGAAATAATTTTCCATCAACCATGCTCAATAAGATTCGCTCCAGGAACTGGGACAAGGTCTCGAGGAACAATGTGCTCAAGTTCGTCATGTACGCCTATTACATGGCCCACTGGGTTTACCGCGACACACAGGACAATCAGACCCGCCGACAGATTCACAATTTTGATAATATGTACATGCGTATTTCTACACGGCAGCGGGGAAATCATTCCGTGATATCTCCAGAGATTCTCTGGAACAGGCTCCAGCGTCTCACAAAGAATACGCTCATTGAATTTGCCCGAATTTTGGAATGGTAATTTAAGGAATTCAATCGTGGCTCTATAAATGAAGGTCAAACTCATCAGCCATTCCCAGTCTGCCCAGGGTGATTCTCTCCAGGACCTGGTCGCATACTGTGCGAGGGTCTCGAATCCTGCGAATCAAAATAACAAAAAAACAAATGAAAAACTCATCGAATACCTGATGGATAATAATCACTGGTCTCCATTCGAAATGGTCAGTATATGCCTCGAGATTGAGACGACCCGGGACATTGCTCGGCAGATTTTGCGTCACCGGTCGTTCTCGTTCCAGGAGTTTTCTCAGCGTTATGCGGTCGCTGATACGGAGTTTGAATGCAGAGAGGCTCGCCTCCAGGATTCACAGAACAGCATCGAAACCAGCGATGAAGATTTAAAAACGCAATGGATCCTTAAACAGGATAGCATAGCGGCATCGGTCGACGAGGCCTACAAGTGGGCTATTGCGAACGGGATCGCCAAGGAGCAGGCCCGGGTGATTCTCCCGGAGGGCATGACCTCGTCCCGAATGTACATGAACGGGACCCTTCGTTCGTGGATCCATTATATTCAGGTGCGTTCAGGGAACGGGACCCAGAAGGAACACCGCGAAGTTGCCATCGAGTGTGCCCGGGTCATCGGGACTATTTTTCCTATAGATGGTATATGAGATGGCCCGCGCGATATTTTGCGGGACTCACGAAGAGCCTGAAACTCGTTCGCGCCAAAGAACTCTTGAAACGGCGCACGACGCCCTACAAGAAGCTGACCCTCGGGAAATCCAACGCGGGTGGCGCCAAAAAAAAGTCGCACTGGACTCAGCTCTTTCACAAGACGTACCCGGACCTAAAATTTAACAAGAATGCTATCGCTCGTCGAACGGGCATAAGCCGTTCGACGCTCGACACGGTGTACAACCGGGGGCTCAAGGCGTGGAAGATGGGTGGAAGTCGCCCGGGAACGACCGCACCTCAATGGGCCGTGGCCCGTGTGTATAAATTTGTGTTAGTTTCAAAGAGAAAAGCTCCAAAATCATGGTACGCGACGCGGCCCGATCCAGATCAGGATTTGCGTTGATTAAAGCGTTGTTTCGCTTCACGATATTTATTTCCACCGTATGGAAGACCCGCATTCTTGTTCGGGGGCATGTAGCTCCGGTGCTGCTTGATTGCGAGTCCCTTTGCCCGCCCCATGGATCGGGCCGCCTGTCTGCTTTTTTCCATACTATTCTTTATTTTGTTGAGTGCCCTGACGCCGAAAAGTAGCTTATTTCCAAGAACCCGAAGTTCGCTGTTTATTTCTTGAGCCTTGGCCGCGCGCTCATTCGTGTACGGACCCTTCAGATGACTGTGAGCGATACGCTCCTTGTTTTTTGCTATGAACCGACCCACTAGATTTGCCGCATTTTTCGCGTTCGAGTAAACCTCCTTGCGCAATGTATTGAATCGGTCCCAGGTCCTGTTATTCTTTAGATGTAACGGTGCGGCCTTTCCGTTCTTGTAGACTTCATTCCTGAGGGACCGACCTATACTCTCCATTTCGGCAAGTTTGTACATACATTTACTTTAGAAAATCTTCCAAAATCTTGATGCGCTCATGCATGAGCCCTTCCAGAATTATGTCCATCATTTCGAGCGACTTTTTGGCCCGAACAGAATTTTCCAAAAGTCTAATGTATTCTGATGCATACATTATACTCGAATTTCCATAAATTTCTTTGGGAAATACTGTTTCGGGACTCTTCCTCTTGAATTCATCGAGCTGTTGTATCGCATCTGCGAGCGCTCGTTCCTTCTCTTCACGCTTTACGAAAAAGTCGGTTCGGGTCGAGGGGCGTAAGCTTATTTCCATTACACTACATAATCTGCTATATCCTTAAGTACGGGTTCCTTGACCCATTGATACTCCTTCGGGACCTTGGATGGCCATATGTAGCCGTAGTCCTTGTACGGGCCGACATCGAACGAATAGAATGACGGGTCTTTTCGGTTCAGGGACGCTCGATGCGAAAGTATGAGGGGCTCCCATCCCCACCATGGAGGAAACCGCGGATTTCCGCAGTGCGGCAATTTCTGCATGGTGTTTTTGTAGCCCCGAGAGA